GAAAAAGGCATTACCCTAATCAAAGAGTTTGAAGGTTGTAGCCTGACAGCTTATCCGGACCCGGGAACGGGGGGAGATCCCTGGACGATTGGTTATGGCTGGACCCACTCTGTTGACGGTAAGCCAGTTAAGCCCGGAATGATGATTGACGAGGCTACTGCCGAGCGCTTGCTTAAAACTGGTTTAGTCGGTTATGAAAATGATGTGTCCAAACTGGTTAAGGTCAAGTTGACGCAAGGCCAGTTTGATGCGCTGGTGTCGTTCGCGTACAACCTCGGCGCCCGGACATTATCCTCATCAACTCTGCTGCGGAAGCTAAACGCTGGTGATTACGCCGGCGCCGCTGATGAGTTCCTGCGCTGGAATAAGGCTGGTGGCAAAGTACTGAACGGGCTTACCCGTCGGCGTGAGGCGGAGCGTGCTCTGTTCCTGTCATGATGTTCAACTGGAAAACGATGTTTGTTGGCCTGTTGCTCGTCTCGCTAATTGTTGCCGGTCGGCTGGCAAATCACTACCGCAATAACGCTATCACTTACAAGTACCAGCGTGATACTGCTACTCACAACCTGAAGCTGGCGAACGAGACAATTACCGATATGACGAAGCGCCAGCGTGACGTTGCCGCCCTCGATGCAAAATACACAAAGGAACTAGCTGATGCACAAAACAGGAATACTGATTTGCAGCGCCGCCTTGCTGCTGGTAGCCGGGTGCGTGTCGAAGGACGCTGTACAGTGCCAACCACAACCAAAACCGCCAGTACCCGCCGCGTGGGCAATGCTGCCACCGTCGAACTCTCTCCAGTTGCTGGACAAAACGTTCTCGATATCCGCGCCGGAATCATCAGCGATCAGGAAAAACTGAAGTATTTGCAGGAGTACATCCGGACGCAGTGCAAATAAAAAATTCCCGCAGGAGGGAAAAGGAGCTTACCTGCGGGGGAGTTTCAGAAATGCATAAACATGACAATGTCTCTGGGTCTGCGTACTACCACATCGCGTTTTTATCGTACTGATATAAGCCAGTTTTCGTACACCTCAAAAACGTAACCAGACGCTAAAAACTGGTACACCTCATGAAAATAACTCAATGGCTGAAAAGCCTCGTCCATACGGAGCAAAGAGAAATGCCGGATATGAAAGATATCGTCACCGACGACATGGTGAAAAACGCCCTCAAATCAGACGCCGTTACCATCGCAGTTAAAACGCAGATTAAATCCACTCTGGATCAGCAGATTGACGCCGCTGTCGATACCGCATTGACCGATATTCTCGGTAGTGATGCTGATAATACGGTTATGCAGTAGGTGAGATCAGGCATTACAGCAGCCCTTCAGTGAGGGGCTACAATAATGCTTTATTCGTATGAATCCGAAGGGTAATCTGAAGGCTCCAATTACCTAATGGATGGTTTATGATGGACAATTATTTTAAATCTAACGATAACCGAGTATCTGATTCTGAGTACCAGCGTTTAGTGGCTACCAAAGCTGCTCTTGAAATTATCAAGGCCGCCGTATCTGCCCCTACCAATGCGAAAAACGTGTCTTATGATTTGGAGGAGGCAATAAAATACCTTCCGCGGTTGACTGATGCTATTCAGGAAACGATTGGTAAATGACGTTTCATTTTAGTTTTATTATCTCACCTTAAATGTGAGTAAGATTAAGACAAAAGCTACCTACGGGTGGCTTTTTTAATGGCTATAGCATTAGGAACATAATCATGGCAAAACCGGACTGGGAGGCCATCGAGACGGCATACCGGGCCGGAGTGATGTCCCTCCGTGAAATTGCGTCACAGCATGGTATTAGTGAAGGTGCTATCCGCAAGCGCGCAAAGCGTGATGACTGGTCCCGTGATCTTAACGCCAGGATTCAGCAAAAGGCTGACGATCTGGTACGCAAACAGGAAGTACGCAAAACGGTACGCACCAAAACGGAACTTACAGAACGCGTACTGATAGAAGCCACAGCGGAGGTAATAGCCTCGGTACGCATGGAGCACCGGGGCGATATTCGCCGGGCCCGGGAACTCACAAACACGCTTTTTGATGAACTTGGTGCGCAGTGTGCTGACGTGGGGGCGCTGGAGCAGCTGGGTGACATCATGTTCGCTCCTGACGATAAAGGCCGTGACCGGCTCAACGAAACTTATCAAAAAGTCATCAGTCTGCCTTCCCGTGTGAAATCTCTGAAAGACCTGAGCGACAGCCTGAAAACGTTGATCGGCCTGGAGAGAGAAGCATGGAGCATAAGTACTGTCGAACCAGAAAAAACGCCTCTACCAGGAAAAGATACTGATCTGACAACTGATCAGGCAGCGGAATTGTACAAAAAAATGATGAGTTGATTATGCCTTTACCATTCCCCTTTGACTTTAAAAATCCTGATTATGTTCAGGTTTTTGAATGGCGAATGGAGCGTCTGCAACGTATCAGGAAGGCTCCCGAAACTCTCCCTGCTCTCAGGCAGTTTTACCGTACAAACCCGGCGCAGTTCATCATCGACTGGGGCATGACTACTGACCCGCGCAATCTCGATTATGGTCTTCCGGTCACCATTCCTTTTTTGCTGTTTCCACGGCAGGAGGAATGGATCGACTGGATTATGGAACGCTCGCGTAACCATGAGAATGGTCTGACTGAAAAAAGCCGCGAAATGGGGTTGAGCTGGACATCTGTCGGTCTGGCCAGTGCGTTATGTGTGTTTAACCGTGAAATGGTTATAGGGTTTGGTTCCCGTAAAGAGGAGTATGTCGATAGCACGGTTGATCCAAAAGCGCTGTTCTGGAAAGTACGCAAATTTATAGCAACTCTTCCTGCCGAGTTTCGGGGAGGCTGGGACGAGAGAAAGCATTCACGTTTTATGAGCGTGGAGTTTCCTGACACTGGCGCGGTAATTAAAGGCGAAGCTGGCGATAATATCGGGCGCGGTGACCGTACTACGCTTTATTTTGTGGATGAGGCCGCCTTTCTCCAGCGGCCATTACTTATTGATGCCGCGCTTTCCCAGACAACTCGTTGCCGTATCGATCTCTCATCGGTTAACGGCATGAATAACCCCTTTGCGCAGAAGCGGCACAGCGGAAAAATCTCTGTGTTTACGTTTCACTGGCGTAGCGACCCGCGTAAGGATGATGAGTGGTACCGCAAGGAGTGCGAGAAAATTGATAACCCGATCATCGTTGCTCAGGAGCTGGATCTTAATTACCAGGCATCGGCAGAGGGTATCCTGATCCCATCAGAATGGGTACAGGCTGCGGTTGACGCACATATCAAACTGGGGATTCAGCCCAGCGGTCAACGGCTCGGTGCAATGGATGTCGCCGACGAGGGGCGGGATAAAAACGCCTGTTCCCTTCGTTACGGCTTCCTGTTGAGTGATGTCCAGGAATGGTCGGGTAAGGGTAGTGACATCTATGACTCCGTGGTTAAGGTCTTCGGCCTGTGCGATGACTTTGGTGCCGATGAGTTCCGCTTTGACGAGGACGGGTTAGGCGCTGGCGTTCGTGGTGATGCACGCGCTATCAACGAACTGCGGGAAGCTGAGGGTACAGATCAAATTACTGCCACACCATTCCGGGGGAGTGGAAGAGTTTTTTATCCTGAAAATGAAGCTGTTCCCGGTGATAACGGCAAACCGTCACGTCTGAATAAGGACTTTTTCGCCAATGCCAAAGCTCAGGGCTGGTGGCATCTTCGCAAATTATTCCGCAATACATTTCGTGCGCTAAAGGGCATGGAGTATGACCCGGATGAGATTATTTCCATCAGCAGCACGATGGAAAATAAAGACAGGCTTTTGATGGAACTGTCACAACCCACCTGGTCGAAAAATGCCGTCGGAAAAATTCTTGTTGATAAGCAACCTGACGGGACGAAATCTCCTAACCTGGCAGACTCAGTGATGATTGCTTATGCCCCGATGGAAATGCCCGTCGTAATTTCTGATGATTTTATGGAGTGGATTTGATGTGGCTTTTTAAACGTAAAAAAACGGTGACACCGCCAGAAAGTCCGCCTGAACCACATCCGATGACGATCAGCGATGAGGTGGTTGCTGAGGCCGGACAAAAACCGCAGCGTGAATTTGTTCGCTATGAGCCACTGCCGGGAGTCATTCCCGAAGACATACGCAATGCTGTACTGGCAATGGACTCGACTCCCTACGATACACTGAACAGCCAGTGTCCTGATTTTGTGTACGGAGGATTTCCGGGCTATCCGTATCTGGCACTTCAGGCGCAGTTACCAGAGTACCGGCGCATGGTCAGTGTGATTGCCGAGGAGATGACCCGCAAATGGATAAAGGTTAAGGCGGTCGGGGAAGGGGACGACAGCCGCGCGCCGCGCATAGCGCAGCTTACTGATGCACTGGAGCGCTATAACGTACGGGATGCCTTCAGGCTGGCGGTGGAGCATGACGGCTTTTTCGGGCGAGGGCAAATTTATATCGATGTGCGTTCGCCATCGGGTATGTCGGCCTGGACTGACCCGGCGGAGCTGGAGTCCAGGCTGTTTATTTCCGACAAAAAAATCCCGAAAGGTTCCCTGCTGGGGCTTCGTATTATTGAACCCGTCTGGACGTATCCGGGTATGTATAACTCGGATAATCCGCTGAGTGATGATTTTTACCGTCCGTCCGAATGGTACGTAATGGGAAAAACGGTTCACGCCAGCCGCATGATTGATCTGATTTCTCGCCCGGTTCCGGACATGCTGAAGCCGGCCTATAACTTTGGTGGCCTGTCACTGGTTCAGATTGCCGAACCTTACGTCAACAACTGGCTGCGTACACGCGACAGCGTGGGCGATATGCTGCATTCGTTTTCGCTGAGCGGGATCATGACGGACATGAGCCAGGCGTTAACGGGGAAAAGGGACTCGAATTACGCAAAACGCGCGGAGCTGTTTAACCGTACCCGTGATAGCCGCGGGTTGTTGATGCTGGACAAGCAGAAAGAAGAGTTTTTCCAGTTCAACACCCCTCTGAGCGGCCTCGACACCCTTCAGGCGCAGGCACAGGAACACATGTTCTTTGTCAGTGCCATACCGTCAGTAAAATTCGCCGGATTGAGTCCTACGGGACTGAACGCATCGAGTGAGGGTGAAATCCGTGTGTTTTACGACACCATCGCTGCACTTGCCACTCGTCTTCTGAAGAAACCGCTGAAAAAGGTACTGGATATTATTCAGTTGTCTGAGTTCGGCGATATCGATCCTGATATCACTTTTGAATTTGAACCCCTGCATGAACTGACGCGCGAGCAATTGGCAAATATTCGTAAAACTGAAGCGGAAACAGATCAGATTTACGAGAGCGCCGGAGCGGTGACCAATAACGAGGTACGCGAACGGCTGGCTACTGCACCGGACAGCCCGTACAGCGGTATTGACTTGAGCGGAGAAATCGAAATTGACGACACCGAAGAAAATCCGCCGCAAGACCCGAACGCAGACCTTGAGACGGATTTCACCCAACGCGGGGATTGAGGCCTGGTACCGCAGACAACTGGATAATGCCGTCAGTGAGATGCACAACAGCGTGCTTTACTGGCTGCGGGCTGAGTACCGTAAAACAGACCTCGCGCAGGATGCGTCCCCCGTTAACCTGATGCGTGGAGCCATGCAACAACTTGCCAGGCACTGGCAGAAAAAGTTTGACGAAATGGCCCTGCGGCTGGCGAGGCGGTTTGCCGGTGATGTCCTGAAAAACAGCGATGCGTCACTGTCCACTGCGCTCCGTGATGCCGGGTTTACGGTTCCTTTCCGTATGACTGCGGAGATGAACACCGCACTTCAGGCCAGCATCACGGAGAATGTGAACCTCATTCGCTCCATCCCGCAGCAACATCTCACCCAGGTGGAAACACTGGTCATGCAGTCTGTTGGCCGGGGGCGTGACCTGAAAACTCTGACCGATGAACTGGAAAAACGCTACGGCATCACACGACGGCGCGCGGCGCTGATTGCCCGCGACCAGAACAATAAAGCGACCTCGGTAATGCAGTCGGCCAGACAACGCTCGGTGGGCATCACTGAAGGTATCTGGCGGCATTCCCGCGCGGGTAAAACATGGCGCCCGTCGCATGTGAAGGCGAACGGTAAACGGTTTGATCTGCGAAAGGGGATGTTTCTGGATGGTAAGTGGGTACTGCCGAGCGAAGAAATCAACTGCAAGTGCGGCTGGGAGGCCGTTATTCCCGGACTGGAGAAAAGATGATTATTACCGAAATGCTGGCGTTTGACCGGGCATCGGTAAGGCAGTTCGATAAAGTAGGTCGCCTCCAGATTGAGCGCAGTAATCTCAGCAAGGCGAACGTCTGCGGTTATTTCGGGCATGAAATACCGGGGGCGGAAGCGCTGGGACTCGACCCTCAAAAACTTTATCAGCTTTACCGTGACCCCGATGAACTGCGCAAGGCAGTTTCAACCTTCAACAATATTCCCGTCCTGTGCCGACACAAACCCGATTATCCGGGCGCGCCCGCGCGCGAGTACCGGGTGGGGACGACTCATGCCAACAGCGAGTTTGACGGTACCTATCTGGTTAACGGCATGTCCATCTGGGACAACTCCGCCATCGCGGGGATAGAAACGGATGAACAACGGGAAATCTCATCGTCATATGCCTATGTGGCAGATATGACGCCGGGAACCACCCCCGACGGTGAACCGTATGACGGCGTTATGCGGAATATCGTGGGAAATCATGTGGCGCTGGTCGGCGATGGCTGGGCGGGGCCGGACTGTCTTGTTATGGACTCTCTCCCTCAGGAGCTAAAACGCATGAAACTGAGTAAAAAAGAAGTGGCGGTGCTTACCGCGCTGGGAACCTATCTTGCGCCGCGTCTGGCACAGGATGCAGCTCCCAGGGATTTGTTACGCCTGATGGCGCAGCATAAGCGCCCGGCAGCTATCGCCAGCGCGGTAAAAACTGCTTACAGCGAACGGCTGGCACAGGATATGGATATTGAACCGGCGGAGCTGGCGCAACTGATGGAATCAGCAGAAGCCGTGCCGGCGCTGGCCGGGGACGATGATACCGGGTTAACTGACGAGCCGAAGGCATTTGATACCGACAGCCCGATGGAAAGTGTACTGGCGTTGCTGTCCGGCAAAGTTCCTGATGATGTGCTGGAAAAAATTAAATCCGCACTGGCTCCGGCAACTGACGAAGACCCCGAAATAAAAGAGGCTGATGTAAAACCCGACGATGTGAAAGTCGATAAACCCGCAATGGATGCGGCAATCAGGCTGGCAACTGACCAGGCAACGAAACGGGCTGCTGAAAATTTCCGCGCCGTTCGTGTGGCTGAAACCGAGGTGCGGCCGCTGATTGGCGATGTGGTGGCGATGGACTGCGCCGAAGAGGTTTACCGTACCGCGCTGGAACAGACGGGGATCGATATCCAGGGCATTCACCCCAGCGCGTACCGCAGCATGGTGAAGTTTGCCGTTGAGCAGAAACAGACGGCTAAAGGTCCGCGTGTTGCGATGGACCAGGCCAGCGCATCGACGTTTGCGGCAGATTTCCCCGGTGCAAAACTGAAACGAGGTTACTGATATGAATACTTTTCAGACACACATGAACCAGTACCCGGCACCGGGGATTCCGGGGGCATTTGCCAGTGATAACCCTCACGCCTCGTATGTGGCGGGAGAAGGCGCGCTGATTACCGGCCCTGACGGACTGGTTATTGCCCGGTTTGCCTGGGTAACCAAAGGCGTTGCCGCCAATGAGGGAACCGATGCGCCGGCGGGTTTTGTTCCGCGCGACGGGCAGGCTTCTGTTGTGGAATGGCTGGCTGGCGACTCGAACACTATTTACCCGGGACGTGAATGTACCCTGATGGTATCGGGGGACTTCTGGGCGCTGACCACCACCGCTGCGACGGTCGGGCAGAAAGTTTTTGCCTCCCTGACCACCGGGGAGATAGCCACAGGGGCGGCAGGCACCACGATGGCGGGTTTTGTCGAAACCGGGTTTTCCGTTGCCAGCGCTGCGGCGGCGAAAGAAGTTATTAAGATCAGCACCTGGAGCAAATGATGAATAAATTTAAACAGCATTATGCGACGGTAAGCCGCGACTACGGGATTATCCTTCCCGGTGCGCAGGCTTATTTGCCCCCGGAATACGCCGCCGATTACGGACTGGCGATGGACGCGCAGCCTGCGCTGGTTACCGCGGCTAACAGTGGTATCCCTGCATATTTCACCAATTACGTTGAGCCAGAACTGATCCGCGTGCTGGTGACGCCGATGAAAGCCTCTCAGATTCTGGGCGAAACCAAAAAAGGTGACTGGACGACACTGTCGGCACAGTTCCCGATTGCAGAATCTGCCGGGGAGGTGAGTTCCTACGGGGATTACAGCAACAACGGTATTGTGACGTCTAACGTCAACTGGGTACCGCGCCAGAGCTATCACTTCCAGACGTTTACCCGCTGGGGCGAGCGAGAGCTGGATATGTACGGCGCAGCCCGTATTGGCTGGGCGGCAGAGCTGAACGTGGCATCGGCACTGACGCTGAATAAGTTCCAGAATAAGTCCTACTTCTATGGTATTGCCGGACTGGCGAACTACGGTTTGCTGAATGACCCGTCGTTATCCGCACCGATAACCCCGGATACCGTGGACGGTAAGCTCAAGTGGGACGACAAGGACGGACAGGGCGTGTATGACGATGTCGTGAAGCTCTTTAAACAACTGGTGAAACAGACTAACGGCCATATTGAGCGTACCGACAAAATGAAGCTGTGCATGTCGCCGCTGGCGGAGGTGAACCTCACCAAGACTAACCAGTACAAGGTTAACGTGTCCGATCTGCTGGCGAAAAACTTCCCGGCGATGACCATTGAAACGGCGGTTGAATACACCTCTGACGCTGGCGAGCTGGTACAGCTTATCGCGGAGCGTCTGGGGGAACAGGATACAGGCTATTGCTCTTTCACTGAAAAAATGCGCGCCCATGCGGTAGTGACTGAATCATCTGCCTGGAAACAAAAAAAATCTGCCGGTACCTGGGGGGCGATTATTCGCCAGCCGCTGGCGTATGCACAAATGCTGGGGGTGTGAGTCATGGCTGAAATGGTAACAGTGGGCTGCAAATTGCCGAACGGTCTGATGCTGGAAGTGGGACCGAAACAGGTACAGGTAGCAGGCTGGCGGAATAACGCCGTTAAAATCGTTGGGGGTTATGGCCTGACGCAGGTTGAAAAGGCGTTCTGGGAAGCCTGGCTGGCGGAGCACGGCCAGCAACCATATGTGAAAAACGGCGTTATTTTTGCGCAGGATAAGGCGAACAGCGCTGCCGCGCAGGCTACGGAGCAGGAAACCGTGAAATCCGGCCTTGAACCGCTGCCGCAGAAAAATCCGGCTCCGGGCATTAACCGCGATGATGAAGTGATGGACAAACCTCAGGAGTAAAACGGTATGGGTACGGTAACGTTTGACTGGCAGGCATTTTCGGCCCTTTACCCGGAGTTTTCCGCTGTTGGTCAGGTTTCCGCGGCCGCCATGTTTGGTAAAGCGACCACGTTATACCTGGATAATACGGACGACAGTCCGGTTACCGACCTGAACGAGCGGGAACAGCTTTTGTTCCTGCTGGTTGCGCATCTGTGCTCGTTGCGGGGACTGGGGAGCGGGAAAGATGGACTGGTGGGACGTATCACCAGTGCGTCGCAGGGTTCAGTTTCCGTCTCCGTGGACAATAGCGGCAGTAACGATGCGTCGTGGTGGTATCTCCAGACACCTTACGGCGCTGATTACTGGCAGGCGACGGCGCCGTACCGTTCAATGGAGTATGTACCGGGCGGTTCACCTTCGCGTTATCCGGGGCATTATTACCGGGGATACGGGAGGGGGCGTCGATGGTAAACAAAGTTACGGGCGGCAGACAGTTCCGGCAGAAGCTGAAACAGGCCGCAGATAACCTTAAATCGGGCAAAAGCCTCAAAGTGGGTTTTCTTGAAGGGGCAACCTACCCCGACGGTACGCCGGTGGCGTATATCGCCGCCATTAACGAGTTTGGCGGTAGTGCGATTATACCCGCTCGCGAGCAGACGCTTCACTTTCGCTATAACGAAAAAACGGGAGAAATCGGGCACCGCTTTGTCAAAGCCGGTAAGGGTAATTTTGCTCAGGATGTGGTTATTCCTGAGCACACGGTCACCATTCCACCCCGTCCTTTCTTCCGTAAGATGATCGAGCATAAAAGCCCCGAATGGGGCGAAAAAATGGCGACGCTTTTACGGGCGAATGATTTTGATACCGCGACCGCGCTGGTGTACATGGGGGAGCATATCAAAGGGCAGTTGCAGATGTTTATTCGCGACTGGAAAAGGCCGCCCAACGCCGCATCCACTGTCCGGCAAAAGGGCTTTAACAACCCGCTTATTGAAACCGGTCATATGGTGAACAGTGTCGATTATTCTGTTGACGGGGCCAAAAAATGAACCTCCACGGTATTGTTTCCGGCGCGGTACGCCGGGTAAATCCTTATACGGACGCGCTGGTTTATCGCTCGCGCGGGAGTACACAGCAGGCGGACTATTCCCGCGTGCCTGAGTATGATGATCCGGTTCCCGTCAGGGTACAAAAACAGGCCGTCACCCAGGCGGATTTACGTCATCTCGACAATCTGAACCAGCAGGGTGTTTTCGCCACACTGTATACCGACGGTAACTGGTGCGGGCTTAACCGTACCCGGCAACAGGGTGGCGATAAATTTGTCATTGGAGATGAAACGTGGCTGGTGGTTGAGGTACCGGAAATCTGGCCGGACTGGACGAGGGTTATTGTATGTCTTCAGGTGTGACCCTCTCCGTTACGGAAAGCGATCTTTATCAGGCCCTCGGTGATTATCTCCGGGGGCTTTTTTCTGATGCCGGGATTGAACGAACACAGCAGAACCGGGTCCCGATGCCTCAGGGGGACTTCATCACCATGACAGGTATTGATGTTACCGGATTATCCACTGCGGTAGTGACATACTCTGCGCCGGAACAGGCCGGTGAAGGCTCTCAGCATATCACCCGTACCACAAAATGGCGTTGCCAGCTTGATTTCTACGGGCCTCATGCGGCGGATAACGCGCAGGCGCTGGCAACGCTTTTCCGGTCTGAATTTTCCGTGCAGCTTTTCCGGCAGACAGGTGGGCTGATTTCCCCGCTGTATTGCTCAGATCCCCTTAATACCACGTTCGTCAACGGCCAGCAGCAGTATGAACCGCGCCGGACGCTTGATATTCAGATGCAGATTAACCCTGTGGTCACAACACCCCTGATGTTTTTTGACAACGTGATCACCCGGACAACGGAGGCTGATAATGCCAATCCCACTCAGTAAAGATGTACAGATAAATCCCGGTGTGCTGGCTGTGGCGGGTAATGCCGTCGATCTTAATGGCCTGTTGCTGACCGGAAATCCACTACTCCCGGTCGGCGGTGTGGTTCCGTTTTCCTCCCCGGATGATGTGGCCGCGTATTTTGGTGCATTATCCGATGAGTACGCACGCGCGCAGCTTTATTTTCAGGGCTTCAAAAATGCCACTAAAACGCCGGGACAATTGTTGTTTTCCCGTTTCAATCTTGCCGCATCGGCGGCCTGGTTACGTAGTGGTTCGTTTAAGGGCGTGACTATTGAACAGCTACAAAAACTTTCCGGTACGCTGACGCTGAGTATTAACGGGAAAAGCGCCAGCGCTGAGGTGAATTTTAACGGTGTCACCAGCTTCGCTGCTGCTGCAACGGCACTACAGACAGCGCTGACCGCGGCGGTGGCAACAGTGGTATTCGATACCACACAGAATGCTTTCGTCATTACTGCCGCCGGGGCGAAACCGGAGAGCACCACGATAACGTTCGGCAGTGGATCGGCTGCGGAACCCCTGAAGATGACCAGTAATACGGGCGCGGTGATATCCCAGGGCGCGCCTGTATCTGATGTACCTGACACGATGGTAGCCATTAAGGACGCTTCCCAGCAATGGGCGGGATTTTCCACAGTATCTGAAGTCACTGACGAGCAACACCTGGCGTTTTCTGCCTGGGCAAACGGGCAGGGCAAGCGTTACTTTTATGTGGCATGGACAACCAGTGGTAAGGCCAAAGTAAAAGGGGATACCAGTCATATCGCATACCAGATAATCACCGTCAATAACTACAGTGCTGTTGTACCGGTTTTCGCGTCTGATGGTAACCGGGCGGCTGCGGTACTGGGGTATGCGGCGTGCCTTGATTTTGTCCGACCAGAGGGGCGCGTGCCGTTCAAGTTCCGCGAGTATGAAGGTCTGGCCGCTGATGTTACCAGTGGCAGCGATTACGATGCACTGATAGCCGCAGGTTACAACTTCTATGGGAAATATGCGGAAAACAGTGTGGTGGAAGATTACTGGGCGGATGGCACTATTACCGGCGATTTTAAATGGCTGGACAGCTTCTGCGGGCAAATCTGGCTGAATGCCAATTTGCAGGGAGCTGTGATCTCGTTATTCAAGTCAAACCAGACTATCCCCTACAACAATGAAGGGCGGGCGCTGGTTGCGGCATCAATGAGTGACGTTATCCAGCAGTACAAACGCTGGGGCGGTATCCGTGAAGGGGTGACACTGACGGAGGCGCAGAAGAAGCAGATCAACAATGTTGTGGGGGAGGATGTTTCTTCAACGTTGTTTGCCACCGGCTACTACCTGTATATCGGCGATATGCTGCCTTCTCTGCGGGCAACACGTAGCAGCCCGTCCTGTACGCTCTGGTACTGTGACGGCGGCAGTATCCAGAAACTTGTTATTGCATCCACGGAGGTCCAGTAAATGTCAGGTAATAACAACACCATCACTGCGGCTGATGCCATTATCACGCTGACAGTGAATAACCTGTATCCCTCCGGCGTACAACTTCAGGGATTTGCCGCAGATAACGTTTATGGCACCGATCCGCTGGTACTGGCGGAAACCGTCCGCGGTATTGACGGTAAACTGTCTGCGGGATTTGTGTACAGCAACATTATCCAGACGTTTCACATCATGCCGGACTCACCCAGCCGGGATATTTTTGATACCTGGTCAACCACATCCCGGACCAGCCGGGCTGTATTCCGTTGTAATGCTGTCGTGCTGCTTCCGGCGATAGGCCGTAAATATACCTGCGTAAATGGCGTACTCAAACAATGGAAAGCGCTGCCTGACGCGGCGCGTACATTGCAGCCAGGACAGGCGGTTATCGAGTGGGAAACTATCACTCCGGAGGTTTTTAACTGATGGCCCGTAAAGAGAAATTTATCACTATTGATGGTCAGGGGCGGGATAACGGCAAGGTATTTCACCTTACCGAAATGTCTGCCTCGCAGGCGGAATGGTGGGCGATGCGCGCCATTATGGCGATGGGGCGTGGCGGCGTGGAGTTACCGGATGATGTTCGCAGTATGGGGATGGCTGCGCTGGCGCTGGAAGGGCTGAAAGCGTTGTCAAAAATCCCGCCGGAAGAAGCCCGTCCACTGCTGGATGAAATGATGGAATGTATACAGTTTGTTCCCGATCCGAAAAATCGTGGTATACGGCGACCTCTTATTGAAGACGATATAGAGGAAATCACCACCAGGCTTAATTTACGTGCGGAGGTATTCAGACTGCATGTGGATTTTTTCAGTCCCGCCGCCAGCTAGATATTCCCCCGCGTTATCTCGGCCCCGACAGACCGTTCGGGGTGGTGGATTACGTTAACGTTCCCCGCACCATTGCGACCGTTATCTCCTCCGGTAAGGCTTCAAAAGTCGAACTGGATTCCGTACTTGGTGTGCAGGACTTATGGGATCTGCTTGAGATTATTCAGGTGGACGCCCATAACGAACGTGTGATGCAGGAGACACAGAATGGCAGCGGTACTTGATGAGCTGGTTCTGGCACTGGATATAGAAAGTAAGGACTTTACTGCCGGGGAACAGGCTGCGCACGCTGCACTGGACCGACTGACCGCCGCAATGGAGCGGGTGGCGGATGTTTTCGAACTGGGGCAAAAACAGGCCAGTAATGCCCTGGCGAAAACAGGCAGTGATGCGGATAAAGCTGCACGTGAGACGGAAGCCGCCGGTGAGCGCACGGGTAAGGCCCTGAAGAAAACAGGCTCTGACGCTGATAAAACTGCCGCGAGTATGGAACAGGCGGGGAAGCGAACCGGTGATGCCATCGCGAATACCGGAAAAAAGGCCGAAAAAACCGCTAAGAAAATGGAGGCAGCAGGTAAACGGGCATCAACGTTTTTTTCCGGCATACGTAATCAGATACTGGCGCTGGCAGGCGTCACCCTGACACTGGGGGGGAATTAAAAGCCTGGTCACGGGGTTTGCCGGTGATCTTAACCGGCTGTCAATTTCCTCCGATGCCTTTGGCATGAAAGCGAAACATCTGGACGGCTGGATACGCGCAGGGCAGGCGAATGGCGCTGACGCTGGCGAGATCACCGGGGCGTTTTCCCGGATTACGGATGCAAAAGCCGCATTCAAAGCCGGAAAGTCCTTTGATCCTGTGTTGCAGGATTTGTTTCAGGTTGCAGCCCGTGCGGGTGTCAGTGTTGATTTAAATACCGACAGTACCGAAGTCATCATGCGCAAGCTGGCGTCTGCCTTTCCGCGACTGACAAAGTCAGAACAGACAGCCTACGGTAATGCGCTGGGGTTCAGTTATGCCGGGCAGCAGTTTCTTGGCTCAGGCCATGCTCTTCAGGATGTGGATGACTTTACATCCCGTTCGCAGGTCTCCGACGATAAAATCCGGAAAGCCCGCAAATTGCGGGAAGCCCTTGCAGAACTGGACCAGGTATGGACAACAATTGGTCTGACTATAGGTACGGCACTGATGCCGTATGCCACGGAATTCAGCAAATGGCTGGAGAAACTCGGTGACTGGATGCAGCAACATCCGGAGGAAGTGAACAAGTTTATCACCACATTTCTGAATAAAGTTGAGTCAGTGGCCTCCTGGGTGAATAAGGCTGCCGGAGAAATGGGGGGCTGGCAGAATGTCATTATTACGCTGATCGGGCTGAAAGTGGCGTCATGGGTACTGGGGCTGACTAAGGCCCTCAACGGTCCCGGCGGCCTTCTTTTTGCGATAACGGCGCTTTACCCGGTTGTTGACGGGTTAATGACATCCATCGTTGGCAGGAAGAATAAGGACTGGCTGGATTCGCATGGTTTTTTCTGGGCTTCAGACGGGACTTTCTTTTTCAATAAGAAAGAGATGGAGGAATACCAGGCAAAACTGGATGCCGGAGAAAAGCCTGGCAACATCACCCATGCACAATCACCTACAGTATGGCAGCAGGGAATGCTGGATACTCAGGCTTCTCTGGCAACCGGGAGGGGAGCAGCCTCCGGGGCATCCTGGCTACAGGGTATGCGTGCGACGCAGGAAAAACTCGGTAATGCCATGCAAAACCGCCCGCGTCCGACGAAGGCCGGGGAGGCTCTGTTAGGCTGGCTGCAACCGAAACTGTCCCAACTGGAGGCAAAATATAACCTGCCGACCGGACTGCTGCGTAGTGTTGCGATCACTGAATCCGGTGGTAATCAGTTTGCCGTCTCACGCGCTGGTGCGATGGGACTGTTTCAGTTCATGCCGCAGACGGCTAAGGAATTTGGTCTGAGGGGAAACGATGCCTTTGATCCTGCAAAATCCGCTGATGCCGCCGCGAGAAAACTTGGTGGCCTGCTGCGGTTTTTTCATGGCGATCTGGCTAAGGCTCTGGCGGCATACAACTGGGGTGAGGGAAATGTTCAGCGTAAGGGGCTGGCTGCTGCTCCGGAGGAGACACGTAACTATATTCCCCGCGTTCTGGCGAATCTGCCCCATCCGGGGGCGGCAATGGCCGTACAGTCGCGTCATCCGGCGCCTGTATCTCAGTCCACCGTAACGGAAACCACGCATATCGGGACGCTGAATGTCACTACAACCTCGGACAATGTGAAGGGCATTACCGATGATGCGCGTAGGCGTATCAGGAATTCGGCGCTTGTTTCAGTTTATTCCAGCGGGGTAACAGGATGAATTTCTCTTTGGATAATCTTTCCCTGAATATCTTTTCGCTCAATGAAAGTAACGTACTGAGTGCCGTTCGTGGCGGCGGTGTCCTGGGACTCATTAACAGTGTACTGGCACCGTCATTCGGTATTTATTACGCATGGAATGATCCGGCTGGTGTTCACCAGAAGGGCGGGAAGCCTTTCTCCCCGGATTCTTTTGTTGTCGTTGAGGTGGGGGCGGAGGCTTCTGTTTCCACCGCCCCCGTCGAACAGGGAGCCTATACCACCTTTAATAAAATCCAGCGACCACCGGAACTGCATGTAACTTTCACTGTAGAGGGGGGGACGGCATTTTCCGGGGCTGTCCCGAACCTGACAAATTTTTCCACCACCTCGCGATCGAATGTGCTGGAAACGCTTGAAATGATGCGTACCACAGCAGGACTTTACGATATTGAGACGCCAGACAAGACATGGACATCCTACGACCTGGTGAAATACGACTACCGAACGCGAAGTAATAATGGACCGACATTACTGACGGTCAGCGCAGTATTCCAGGCGGTAATGAATACAGGAGAGGTGTCAGTGGGAAGTACGGATAACCAGTCTCCCACGGACAACGATAAAGCAAAAGGGGCAGCATCGGTTAAAACTCAGCCAGTTACGGCGTCGGTGACACAACCGTCAGACGCTGACAGACGGAGCGTCACGAACAGGGGGATCACCTGATGCTGGAAATTGTTTTATCTCCCGTCAAAGCCCAGCAGTTTACGGTGACACTGGGTGCTCAGGTCTGCACCATTCGCCTGAATCAGCGTACTACGGGTATGTATATCGATATTACCGTTAACGGTGAACCGTGCCTGTATGGCGTGTTGTGCCTGAACAATAACCGGATTGTCCGGTACGGATACCTGCCGTTTCAGGGCGATCTGTTTTTTTCCGACACGGAGGGGAACCACGATCCCGACTGGCGGGGGCTTGGTTCACGGTACCGGCTCTACTGGCTGTCGCCTGAGGAGCTGACATGAGCTATGTACAGCGTGACATTACCGTGGAGTTCACCCTGTCAGACGGGCGGACGTTCGACAATGGTAAGGGCAATATTCTGACTGTTTCAGGAGCTAAATGTTTTGCCACTGTCACGGTATATGGCGGAACTGCCGGAACGCAGATAACCCTGTATATCTGGGGGCTGTCTCCGGCGCATATGGCCGACCTGAGTTATCGGGGCGTGTGGCGACCCGCTCAAAGTACGGCCAATGAAATGCGGGTACGGGCTGGTGGTCGGCTTATTTTCGAGGGAGATATTACCGATGCATATGCGGACTACAACCAGGCGCCGGATATACCCCTTATTCTGACCGGGCAGGTTAGTTTCAACCTGCGTAATCAGACAGCGGCCGATTTCAGTGCGAAAGGTGATGTGCCTGTTGCAGATATCATCCGTGCTCTGGCGTCATCTGCCGGGCTGAAATTTGAAAATCAGGGCGTCAGTCGCAGCCTGTCGAATCCACACTTTTCCGGAAACCTTGTACAACAAATGCTGGATGCCGCTTCAGCCGCCGATATTAACATCGATCTGGGGGACGCGGAGAAAGTCACCATCTGGCCGAAGGACAAAGCCCTGGATATTCCGGCTGTGCATATTTCGCCGGACCACGGGCTTATTGGATATCCGGTCTATACCATGACCGGCCTCAGCGCCACCACGACATTCTGCCCTGATCTTTTCATTGGTCGGCGGGTCCATCTGGAATCGTCACTACCTAACGTGACAGGCGATTACCAGTTAACCGGAGTGATACACACCATTACCTCGCGAACCGTGGGCGGTCCGTGGAGCTCCAACTGGACCATGACAAGGCTTAACGATAATGGCACAACCACTCAGTAATCCGACGGACGTAAACAGCGAAATGAATGCGCAGGACTTTATGCTGCGGCAGTTTCTCGGGAAACACGTATTTATCACTCTGGGGCAGGTAGTGGCGGTGGAGGGGGAGTTTATTGATGTCCGACCGATGGTAATGGGCGTTGCAGCAGACGGTTCCCCGGTTGAGCATGAGGTGATTTATAACCTTCCCGTATGGCGGCTACAGGGGGGCAGCAATGCGGTGATTATGCCGCCACATGTGGGCGATATTGGTTTCCTCGGCATCTGCGACCGGGATATCAGTGCGGTAAAAGCCACGCGTCAGGCCGCGATGCCGGGATCAAAACGCACTCATAACTACGCCGATGCCATCTGGCTTGGTGGTGTGCTTAACGGTGCGCCCGTACAGTTCGTGGAATTTGCTGACAACCAGATACGGGTTATTTCCCCCTGGAAAGTGGAGATTTCTGCGCCGGAAGGCATCGTGAACGCCTCGAAAAGTTTCACTGTTAACTCTCCAAAAATCGCGCTTAACGGGGATGCTGCCGTCAGCCAGGGGCTTAATGTTACCGGACAGTCTGAACTTTCCGGTGGCGCGCAGATTGGCGGTATTGATTTTGGATACCATGTTCACAGTGGTGTTAAGTCCGGCGGTTCGACCACGCAGGGACCGCAGTAAACAGGAGAAAATATGCAGTCACGATCGCTTCTTCTCGACACCGGGACATGGGACATCCTGCTGGATGATACCGGTAATCTTGCCATTACTGATAATCCCCATGCGGTAGCCCAGGATGTGGCGTGTGCGTGCAGTACCTTTCTGGGGGAGTGCTGGTACGACTCAACGTCCGGCATACCTTACTGGTCACGCATCCTCGGACACTGGCCCGGCACGCAACTGGTGAATGCCACCCTGCAACAGGAAGCACTTAAACTGCCGACCGTGAGCGCCGCAATTTGCCAGGTCACTGTTGATAAAGCCCGGACAGTAACGGGAGTGCTGCGTATTACAGATACCAATAACGACATTTTTACGGTACTGCTATGAGTGAAAATAAATCTTTTTCTACCGCAGTACCCGCTGTACGTATTACAGACAGCGGGCTGAACGTGCCGGATGAAGCGGATATTCTGAGCGGCAGGCTCAGCGATTTTTCTGGTGCGCTGGGCGGCGCAATGAGTACCAGTCTGAGCAGTCCGCAGGGGCAGCTTGCATCAAGCGAAAGTGCCATTATCGCGGATAAAAACGATCAGTTGCTGTATATCGTTAACCAGGTAAACCCTGACTTCTCCAGTGGACGCTTTCAGGATGCAATAGGAAAGATTTATTTCCTGGAACGACGCGGGGCTACAGGTACGACAGTAACGGCAACCTGTACCGGGCTGGTTGGTACGCTGATTCCGGCGGGCAGTATGGCGCAGGATGAGGCCGGCTATAAGTACGTCAGTCTGTCAGACGCCACAATCGGCGCATCAGGGCAGGTTGATGTGGTATTCCTGAATTTGTCCACCGGGCCTGTCGGCTGTCCGGCGGGAACTCTGAATAAAATTTATAAGGCAATCCCCGGCTGGTCAGGTGTCACTAACGCCAGTGCAGGTGTACCGGGCAGCGACGAGGAAACCCGCGCGGACTTTGAAAATCGTCGGCGTAATTCAGTTGCCCGTAATGCCCGTAATATTCTGGAAGCCATCCGGGGTGAAATACTCTCTACGGTAGAAAACGTGGTGGATGTTTACGTCACCCATAATCCGAAAAAAACGGAACAAAAAGCCGGGGTCAGTCAGTATCCGTTAACACCCGGTTCGTTTTATGTTGGCGTGTACGGCGGCAGTCCGGCAGATATCGCGGCGACCATCTGGCGTAAGGCTCCGCCGGGTATTGATATGAACGGCGACACAACGTTCACCGTTGCGGATAAGGAGTACGATCCGCCGTATCCTGAATACGTGATCACCTGGCAGACACTCAAACCTGTCAGTCTGCATGTCAGTGTGACGCTGAAAAAAAGTGACTATCTGCCCTCAGATATTACCCAACAGGTACAGCAATCTGTGTTGTCCGCGTTTAACGGTACAGATGGTGGTCTGCGGGCAAGGGTAGCCTCTGTTGTCTCCGCAGGGCGCTACTATGCCGGCGTTTACAAAACCGATCCGGAAAATATCGATATTCTGGGCCTTACTGTGAGTCGTGACGGCTCGTCATGGACAACTGCTGTCACTTTCGGGATAGATGAGATTCCGGTTCTGGATGTGTCGAATATCGGTGTGAAACTACAGGAGGCGTAACGTGCAGAATGTGGCTGCAACCGTGCTTGCACAGTATGCCGCCAGCCCCCGACTCAATGCCCTCATTAACAGCTTTAACGCAGCGCTTTCCCCCGACAGTTTTATCAATGATTTTTATGACCTTATCTGGAACATCGATACTGCAGAAAAGTACGGTCTTGATGTCTGGGGAAAGATTGTGGGCGTCAGTCGCCGGCTGACGGTAAAGGACGATTTTAATTACCTGGGTTTCAGCGAGGCCCGGATGGACAACCCGGTAATGGATGACCCGCGTCCGTTTAATCAGGCACCGTTTTACAGCGGAAAAGCGGTTACCCGGACCGTTGACCTGTCTGATGAGATATACCGGCGGCTGATACTGATGAAAGCCATGTCGAATATTACTGACTGCTCTGTGCCGGATATTAACCGGATGCTGCGGTTTATGTTCGGAAAAAACCGCCGGGCTTATGTTCTGAATAATGGTGGACTGAGGATGAGTTACATCTTTGAGTTTGCTCTCTCGTCGGCAGAACTGGCGATTATCCAGTCGTCGGGAGCACTGCCGTCCCCGCCGGGTGTTTATGTCTCAGTGGTTTTAAAGGAGACCAGTAATGAAGCTTAACGATAAACCCCGTCAACTGGCAGTACCCTTTGCGAGTACCGGGGATAAAAATAATATCCCGGACAAGGCGACGCAGCAGACCAAAGAGAGCGGTAACGCGGCGTATGATTCGGGTTTTCCTCCGGTGACCATGACCCCGATTTCAGCGGGCGGTATACCGCCACACGGCAAGGATTTTAACGGTCTGATGCACGATATTACCGCAGCAATACGGTACGTCCAGGCTGGTGGTTTGTACACGTATAATGCCGATTTCGCCGGGGCCATTGGTGGATATGCAAAAGATGCCATTCTCGCCGGAGTCTCAACAACAGCGGTCTGGCTGAATACCATTGACGATAACCTGACCGATCCGGAAGGTGCCGACAGCGCAGGCTGGGTAAACCTGCTGGCAGATCCCCTGAAGCTGTTTCTGTGGCAGAAAAACAATCTGTCAGACCTTCAGAATAAAGGAACGGTACGGGATAATCTTCAGGTCTACAGCCAGGAGCAGACGGATCTTAAATACCTCGCCAAAGACCAGAACGGTGGCGATATTCCGGAAAAGCCGCTGTTTGTACAAAATATCGGAGCGCTTCCTGCCAACGGTACGGCTGTTGCAGCGAACAGACTGGCATCACGCGGCGCGCTTCCGGCACTGACTGGTACGACAAGAGGCAGTGATAGCGGCCTGATAATGGGCGAGGTTTACAATAACGGTTATCCAACGCAATACGGGAATATTTTGCGTCTGACCGGAACCGGTGATGGGGAAATCCTCATTGGCTGGAGCGGGGTTAACGGTGCGCCAGCGCCCGCATATATTCGCAGCCATCGAGATACCGCCGAGGCTGAGTGGTCCGAATGGGCAATGCTCTACACCACACTAAACCCACCTCCGGATTCGCATCCAGTAGGGGCGCCGATAGCATGGCCGTCTGATGCTACCCCAGCCGGTTACGCCCTGATGCAGGGGCAAACATTTGATAAGAACGTATATCCATTACTGGCTATAGCGTATCCGTCCGGCGTTATCCCTGACATGCGCGGCTGGACAATCAAGGGGAAACCCGCAAGTGGTCGCGCAGTGTTGTCACAGGAGATGGACGGCAACAAATCGCACAGCCACGGCGCACGGGCGTTGGATACCGATCTGGGAACGAAAGGCACGTCGTCATTTGATTACGGCAATAAAACATCTGACACAACAGGCGGTCATAACCATTCGGCGGGCGGACTATATGGCGGTGACTCAATCGGTGGAAAAACTCGTGTTCAGCATGACGGCAATAACCAGTTGACGAGCTGGAATGGTGACCACGCACATACTACCTGGATTGGTCCGCACGACCATACCGTATATATCGGCCCACATGGACACGCTGTAACGGTGGACGCAGACGGTAATGCGGAAACCACGGTTAAAAACATTGCATTTAACTATATAGTGAGGCTGGCATGATTAAATTAATTCTTTCAGCACCCGTGCCGGCAATGGCCGCGGCTTTTGAACTTTATTTTCAGAATACCGAAAATGTGGAAATTATCCGCGGACCATTTGAAACCGTACCGGAATTTGATTGTATGGTCAGTGCGGCCAACAGCTTTGGTCTTATGGATGGTTGTGTGGATGCTGCTATTACGGCATATTTCGGGCCGCAATTACAGGAACGGGTACAGCAAAATATCATCCGTGAATATCTGGGAGAACAGCCCGTCGGCCCCGCCTTTGTTATTGAAACGGGTAACAGTAAATATCCGTGGCTGGTTCACGCCCCGACGATGCGCGTTCCGCTGATAATCGACGGCACCGACGCGGTTTATAATGCAACACGTGCAGCGTTATTAGCGATATTTCAGCACAATAAAAGCGCTGGGGAAGACAGGAAAATTAAATCGGTAGTATTCCCTGCGATGGGGGCCGGGTGTGGTCAGGTATCCCCGGACAGTGTCGCCCGGCAAATGAAGCTGGCGTGGGATGGTTTTATTAACTGCGCCACGGAAATTAACTGGCAATATGCCAGCGCCCGCCAGGATGCTGTATTCAGCACAACGGCATACTATCCGTCAAAGGCGCTTTGTCCGAACGCCAGAACGGAATATATCGGTTTTGGTGATTACAGAACGTATTGCAAAAAATCAGGTAACACCTGCATCAGTCCCCGTCATCAGGTTGATGATATTTATATTGGTGCGCATAGCCATACTGTTTCCCCCGGTACTTATCCCCACAGCCATTACCTGAATACAGAATATTTATCCGGAGTAAAAAATGACGTTTAAAATGAGCGACACCCCACAGACAATTAAAATTTTTAATCTTCGTTCAGATACAAACGAATTTATTGGCGCAGGTGATGCATATATCCCGCCGCACACTGGATTACCGGCAAACTGTACGGATATTGCCCCTCCTGAAATTCCGGCCAGTCATATTGCTGTATTTGACGCTGAAGCCGAAACATGGAGCCTGAAAGAAGACCATCGCGGTGAGACGGTTTACGACATAGCAACGGGTAATCAGGTTTATATATCCGACCCCGGCCCGTTACCCGAAAATGTCACATCAGTTTCACCAGATGGTGAATACCAGAAATGGGATGGTAAGGCGTGGGTAAAAGATGAAGAGGCAAAAAATGCAGCGCAACTTCGTCAGGCGGAGGAAACCAAAAACAATCTGCTGAAAATGGCAACGGAAAAAATTGCACCGTTGCAGGATGCGGTGGATCTGGACGAAGCAACCGATAAAGAAAAAGCTTCTCTTCTGGCATGGAAAAAGTATAGGGTACAGGTAAACCGGGTGGATACATCTTCCCCTGACTGGCCGGATATACCACGTTAAATATTCAGGCGGATTTATTGCCCGCCTTTTCTTTTTCCTGTCGTTGTGCCATCAACCGGACAGCCGGTACAAATAGCCCCTCTTGTGTACTGACCTGAAAATATACTCACCCCTTAACCACGGAGTTAACCGGATGAGTGATTTTCACCACGGCACGCAGGTCATCCAATTTAATGGAGGTACGCGCGTCACATCCACGATATCGATCGAAATCGTCAGTATGGTCTTTACGTTTAGCTTTGCCGAAACATTGCTCGCGTTTATATCATACGTTTGCAAATAATTATCTCCAGGAGCTGATAGTCAAACTGCTGGTATCCATAAAAATATGTTCATGCTTAAATTCTATAAAATTACAAAACTCTTCATAATTGTGCCGTATAGAACAATTAAAATAATGCCTTAGCCCACCGCAGACACCATCAATGTATGGATCGCCATAAGGTTTACTGTGCATAATTTCAAGTCCTTTTTTCAATGCCGGATGCTCGCTGCGGTTAACGGCGATAATCCCATTTTCAAGACTCATGCTATTACCTTTACGACTTACATGAACAGCAATACCATCAGGTAAATACAAAGTGCCGAGCTTACCTGTAAGTAACATATCAGCATCAAGATATATGCAGCCACCTCCAGTTTGCAGGTGATGGCAGCCATGTTTGCCCGCCTCCAGAAAAGCATTACTTCCTTTTAATAAAAAAAGATTTCTGTAAAAATCAAACCGTACATGTCCCAAGCGTTTATCATGGGACGAAACAAGGGACTCCTCTGGATTATTCTTTAAAACACTATTTAGACTCTTTTTTATCTCGCCAAGCAGATATTCATCGCGATCATTTTCTGGTTGAGCTTCCATTTTAGCGATGTTTTCTAAATAAATATCTGATAACTTCTTATCATATATGCTATAATCCAGATCGGAATTATAGATAACCTTTATATTTTCATATTGTTTTTCCAGTTCTGTAAACGCTTTTTTTGTCCGGCACTAAATTTTCCATCAACTAAAATACCGATAATCCTTTCTTTTTCTATTATAGCTGCGTTGATAATATTATTGAGGTAGGGGTTTTGTTGAGTATTAATAATTGGGACTTGGTTTTCACCAAATCTGCCTGGGTTTCGTTCAAACCATTGAAAAAGTAGAGGAGTATGCTGGTCTAATGGTAATAAAGGATACTCAACTCCGGCAAAGTTTGCACTACCTGATGAAGGTAGGGTAATAGCTGGAGTTGCAGTATGAGAGTAGTTCTGGCATGAAATAAAACTTCTGACTCGAGAAAACAT